TTATACAACAGAACTGGTGGATTTAAAGCTTTCCAGTATGGCGGTGTTGTAAATTCTCCTACCCTTGGAATGATTGGAGAAGGTGGTGAACCAGAATACGTCATACCTGCATCTAAAATGGATGGTGCGATGGCTAGGTATTCAGCAGGTGCTAGAGGTGGTGCTGTTATCCCAGGTGGTAGCCATGAATCTGGCACAGTTGCAGGTGGATCTGGAAATACGATAGTTGAATATACAGGACCTACATTAAACTTTAATGGTGATGAGTACGTTCCAAAATCTGCTGTGCCTGAGATTATTGGTGCTGCTGCAAAACGTGGT